TAAATTGGGTAAATTTTCAGAACCAGTTATTCATCATATTAGAAAACATACTGGCATAGGATTAAGACCACCACATGATAAAACAATACCATTGTGTCCTGAGCATCATAATATGGGAAATGAATCAATACATCTTAATAAAACAAAATTTGAAGAACTGTTCGGTACAGAACTTCATTTATTAGACGAAACAAACGAAAAAATCAAACAACTAGAAAAAGGAGATATATTTTATGGAGAAGGAAACAAATAAATTTCATGCTTTGCAATTATTTACAGATACTTTCACAGCAGAAACAGTACATTTAACTAATAATAAAATAGGAATATATATAAGATTATTAAGTTTTGCTTGGACTAAAAATGCAAAAACATTTACAACTGAATCAGCTTATAGAATTTGTCAATGTATGACTGATGAGTGTTGCATTGATGTTTATGAGGTTCTTGAAGAATTTTTTAAGGTTGATCAAGACAATAAAGATAGAAATAAAAAAACTTGGTTTCATAAAAGATTAGTACAAGAACATCAATATTTAACAGAAAAATACAAAAGAAAATCTTCTGCTGGTAAAAAAGGTGCTGATTCTAGGTATTCTGCTAATAGCAAAACGATGGCACCTATACCTATACCTAATCCTATACCTAATAATAATATATATGGCCAATCCTTTGAAAAGCTTTGGAGTTTATTAAAAAAAAAAAGGGGCTCCAAATTTAAGGCTCACGAAATATTTAACAAAGTTGATGGTAATATTGGTTTAACTATTGAAGAAATAGCCAAAATTTACAATAAGCAAATTTTAGGAGTTGAGGACAAGTTTGTGCCACATTTCAGTACTTGGCTACATCAAAGAAGATGGGAAGTAGAAGATAATCAAGAAATACCTGATTTAATTAATAGACTTAAAAATTTAGGATATGTTTATAAAGGCTGTGAGGGTCAATTTGAATTGTTTACTAAAGGAGATAAAAACTATAAAATTGATAAATTTGATGAAAAACATCAAATTCAATTAATTCAATGAAATCATTTTTAAGAATTTTTAAGTATTGCAGAAATAGAATAATTAAATTATCTATAGAAAATAAACAACTTAAATTGCAAATTGAATATTTAAGGGCGACATTAACTAAAGATGAATATACAAAGCACTAATGAAATTAAAAACAATCTTGTATGGCAGAAGAAAAATCAAGGTTATTTTTAAGCCTTTAAAACATTTAGATGGTTATTTTGAAACAGAAAAACATTTACTTGTGATTGATAAAAATTTAAAAGGCATTGATTTATTTAATACAATTATTCATGAGTTTTTTCATATGATAATGTTTTACGAAAAAATTAATGTTAATGATCGTGGAGAAGAACCAGTTGCAATCGCAGTTGGAAATGGATTTACCAAAATATTTAAACAAAATAAAAATTTATTTAAGCTTTTAAATAATGTAATGAAAGGATAGCAATGGAAATACAAGAAATAAATATAGATGAAATAATACCCTATAAAAACAATCCTAGAGAAATACCTATGGAATCTGTTCAAAAAGTAATGAATTCTATTAAAGAATTTGGAAATAATCAACCAATTGTAGTAGATGCAAATAATGTTATTGTTGTAGGACACACACGTTGGAAAGCATTAAAACAATTAGGTAAAAGTAAAGCATTTGTTATTAAAAGAAACTTTTCAAAAAATGATGCTATAGCATATAGAATTATGGACAATCGTTCTGGGGAAGAATCTAAATGGGAAAATAAACTTTTAGCAGAAGAACTTAATATGTTAAAAGATGAAAATTTTGATTTAGATTTAACTGGCTTTAATCTTACAGAATTAGAAAATTTATCAAACGATAAAGATTTAAATTTTAAAGCAAATAATAAAATTGAAGATTTTAATATTGAATATCCAGCAGATATGGAAGTATCACATGTTAAAATGATTCAATTATTTTTAAATACAGAAACAGAAAAAGATTTTAGACTATGGTGTTCTGAATTACAAAAAGATTTAAACACAGATAACCTTACAGATACAGTATATCAAGTAATTAAAAATGCGTACAATAACAGCCAAAGCTAAATATACAGATGATGAAATAAAAAAGCTTGAAGGCTATTTTGTTCAAGATCATCATATAGATACAATTATAGATTATGATTGTGATGCCTATAAAGAAAATGGAGAGCCTTTATTTTTTTTTAGAAAAAACGTTATACCTAGTAATATTTGTGAACAAGCCTATAAATCATTACGACACGCAGTAGCAAAGGGTGGAAACAGAGGTTCTGCTGGAGGAGTTCCGCCAGATTTAACAAAAAACTCTAAAGGAGAAAATTTAATTAAAGGTGGAAAAACAAGGGGATATAGAATTAATAAAAATGGTACTGTATCAAAAACTCATACAGCTTTTAATCATGTTGAAAGTGGAATTGCTGGATTTTTTGATAGACAAACAAGATTTCCATATTGCAGAGAAACTTCTTTTAACCAAAATCAATTTGAAAAATTTAAATCTGGTTATCCTTATATAAAATATATATCTGATTTATTTAAAGAAGTATGTCCTGATAGATGGCAAAATCAAAAAAATATGATTGATAAAACAACAAAAGATTTTTACATACCTAATACAGTTTTTTCAACAATTACTATTAACAGAAATTTTAGAACAGCAATACACAAAGATAAAGGAGATTTACCTGAAGGCTTTGGAAATTTAGGAGTTTTACAAGCTGGTAATTATGAGGGTGCAATTACGGTTTTACCTAAATACAAAGTAGGATTTGATGTAAGAAGTGGAGATGTTTGTTTTTTTGATGTTCACGAATATCATGGAAATACAGCAATTAAAGGAAAAGGAAAGTTTGAAAGAATATCAGTAGTATGCTATTACAGAAAAAACATGATATTTTGCAAATCTGCACAAGAAGAAATGGAAATAGCTAAAAGACTTCAAAATAGAGCTAATTTAAACAAATGAAAATTTGCATTCCTACATATAAAAGAACTGATAATCAAATTACATTAAATTCAATACCAGACAATTTATTAAAAGAAACTTATTTAATATGCAATAAATTTGAAGAAAATGTATTAAAAAAATACAATGTAAATATTTTACCTATTCCTGATGAAATTAAGGGCATAGGAAAAGTTAGACAATATGTTTTAGAAAATAATGATTTTAATTGTGACGAAATTTTGTTTTTAGATGATGATTTAAGCTTTTTAAAGAGAATTGACAATACTATTAAATTAAAAAAAATTGAAAAAAATGATTTTAATGAACTTTATTTATGGTTTAAAAATCAATTAACAAATTTTGGAATTGCTGGATTATCTATGCAGGCTGGAAATAATAGATATAATGGCGATTTTATTTATTTTGGAAGAATTTTTAGTGTTTATGCTTTAAAAATTAGCACATTAACAAAGCATAATATTAGATTTGACGAAATGGAAGTAATGGAAGATTTTAATGTAGTTTTAGATTTATTAAGACATGGCTATAAAACAATAATAAATACAAAATTTGCACATACACAAAAAGCTAGTAATCAAAAAGGTGGTTGCTCTGAATCTGGTAGAACAAATGAAGTACAAAAAAAATCTGCTTTATATTTAGCTGAAAAACACAAGCCATTTGTTAATGTAGTTAAGAAAAAATCTAAAAATTGGATTGGAATGGAAGAAAGATATGATGTAAAAATATTTTGGAAAAAGGCATATTTAAAAGGAAATTATAATAGATAAAAAGGACATAATGGCAAGACCAATTAAAAAAGTAGATGAGGAAGCTATCAAAAAATTAGCACAAATGCATTGTACTTACGATGAAATTGCAGAGTTCTGCGAAGTATCTACAAAGACATTACAACGTAATTATGTCCACCTTATAAAAAAGGGTCGAGATATGGGCAAAATAAGTTTAAGACGTGCTCAATTTGAGAAAGCATTATCAGGGAATGTAGTTATGCAGATATGGTTAGGAAAACAACATTTAGATCAAAGAGATAAAATTGAACAAACAAATTACAATGAACCATTACCACTTATAATAGAAGCTAAATCAGAAGATATAAATGGCTAAAAAAAAAGGTAATGTATTCGGTGCAACTATTCAATACACTAAAACTGAAAAAGGTACTTCTATTGGTAGAAAACCAATAACATCAACAATGAATAAAAATAAAAGGAGACAACGTGGAAAAAGCAAATATCGTGGACAAGGAAAATAATATAATTGGAGAAAATACTTTTTTAAAGTTAAGAAAACAAAAAGAACAAATGAAAGTTGAATTAGAACAAGTTAAAATACAACGAGATATTGCTTTAAGAAAATTAAATAAAGCTTTACAAATAGCAAAAGACTTAAGAAAGTTGGTAGAAAGTGCTACTTAAACGATCTAATTTTTATCCTAATGGAGAGATTATAGACTATTCACTTCCACAATCTTTTCAAAAAACTACTAAAGCTGAAGCCTGTGGTAATTGTGGTTTGTATTCTAATCGTAGGCAGTTCTGTGGTCGTTGGGGTGCTAAGTTTGTTAAAGATAATTACATATGCCACGAGTGGAGAAAACGATTCTTCAAAAGATAAGTGAAGAACTAGACATTCTTGCTAATTTATATAATAAAACTCATAACAAAAAATATAAGATTGAGTGGTATAAATTACTTAGAAAAATTCCTATTGTATGATAAAAGCTTTTTATGGCTAAATACAAAGGTAGATCAGTTAAACTTAACAAACCAATGCGTGGGGACGTTAAGAAATTCAAAGTATTCGTAAAGAATCGTAAAACAGGCAGAGTAGTCAAAGTTAATTTTGGCGACAAAAAGCTATCTATTAAAAAAAACATACCAGCCAGAAAACGTTCATTTATGGCAAGGTTTCGTCCAATACTTGCAAAAGCTAAAAGATCAGGCAAACAATTAAACACAACCCCTGTTTATTGGGCAGTTAAATCGTGGAGAAAAGGTTTTAAAGCATGATTGATAGGTTTTTTTATTGGTTGTTTGGTATTGCTGATTCTTTTGGTCATTGGATAGAGCAATATTTTAATTTGCATGATAAAAAATGTAAATGTAAAAGTTGTAAAGGTAGAAAAAAATGAGGGACATTAAAGTTTTAGAATCATTTAAAAAGCATACTGAAAAGAAATTAAAAGAGATGAATTTATTTAAATATTTAAAAAAAGAAGTTGAGCATGGTGCGAATGGTACTAAGGATTATGTAATTAAAAAAGGTATTAACAAAGGAAAGATTGCTAAATGAACATTGATCTTAAATGGATTATTGGATTTACTGGTAGTGCTTTATTTGGTTTATGCACATGGGTTCTCGTATCAATTGTAGATTTAAAAGAAGATACCAATTTTATTAAAGGCGAACTTTATGGATTAGATAAAGCAATCGGTAGAGTTTATAACTATATTAATGGAAACAACAACAGTCCAGCTGAATAATTTATGAGTATAACTATGATAGATTTATTTTATAACTTTATTGTGAGAATATGTTATAGGTTAATACATTGGGCAACTGGGAGAAAATACAAAAGAAAGAATAAATGAAATTTATATTAGCATTTACCATCTGTTCAGCAATTACTGGTTTTTGCAATAATACAATGACAATCGAACCACATTATGATACTTGGACAGAATGTGTAGTTGCTGGTTCACAATTAACAATTAGATTTGCTGAATTAAAAGAAGAACAAATTAATAAAGAAAAATTATATATATCTTATTTCTGTAATGAAAATAACATTAACAAAACCCCAACATAAAGTTTCATCAAGTAATAAAAGATTTAGAGTTTTAATTTCAGGTAGAAGATTTGGTAAAACCTATTTATGTATTACTGAAATGATGAAATATGCAACAAAAGTTAAAAAAAATATATGGTATGTTGCACCAACCTTTAAAATGGCTAGAGAAATTGTTTGGTCAAAATTAAAAGAAATACTTCATAGCTTTAATTGGATAGATAACATTAATGAATCTAATTTAACTATTACTATTAAAAAAACAGGAAGTAAAATATCTTTAAAAGGCTGTGAAAATTATGATGGTCTTCGTGGAAGTGGACTTGATTTTTTAATTTTAGACGAATTTGCTGATATTGATGAAAAGGCTTGGACAGAAGTATTAAGAGCATCTGTTTCTGATACCAAAGGAGATGTGCTAATGTGTGGTTCTCCTAAAGGTTATGGTAATTGGGCTTATAGAATGTATCTTAAAGGCAAAGAGGATAAAGAGTGGGATAGCTTTCAATTTACTACTTTACAAGGTGGTATGGTTACTGCAGATGAAATAGAACAAGCCAAACAAGATATAGATATTAGAACTTTTAGACAAGAGTTTGAAGGAACATTTGAAAACTATGCTGGTGCAGTTTATTATAATTTCCACCCTGTAGAAAGTGTTGTTGAAAAGCAAATAGATTGGACAAAGCCATTACATATTGGCATGGACTTTAACGTGGATCCAATGAGTGCTTGTGTTGGTCAAATTGAAAAGGATAAAATATATTTTGTAGATGAAATAATAATTTACTCAAGCAATACTGACGAAATGGTAGATGAAATTAAAAATAGATATGGAACTA